GCCTGTCTGACCGCCACCCCCACCCTTGAGCTAGATCGAGCCTTGATTACATGAGCTACATTCGGCGGTTTTTTGGTGGGGGTGGTTTTTTGTGCTGTTGGGTGCGTCAATATGCCGCACTGGTTTGTGGTGTTTTTTCGTGATAGTTTGGACGCCTTAATAATTGGAGTGTAGACGTATGAAAATCTATGAACTGTGGCGAAAAAACACCGACAAAACAAAACCCCCAACCCCATTAATCAAGTCTAATAAAAAAGCCGACATTGATTCTGCCATTTCTTTATTGAAAAAGGATAGCTTGGGTCATGGGCTTTACATTAGGGAATTGCACCATCACACTGACGGGACATTCCATAAGGCTGTACATTCTCAGTTTTTTTACCCACGGGGGCAATATAGTGTCTAATCTACTCAACGTCGCCAACGCCAAGACAATCAAGGGCGAGCCTCTAGGCTATCGCACTCATATTCTCTACTTGTCTTCCGCCGATCAATCCGGCCATGAAGTCTGCACCGATAGGACCGACGCTTGCACTAGGTTCTGTTTGGACAAAGCAGGACGGGGAAGGATGCAATCCGTCATCGATGGACGCATGAGAAAAACCCGCCTTTATTTTAACGCGCCCGGAATGTTTAAGGCGCTATTAAATAAAGAGATACACCGAGCAATTGCCAATAAACATAAGCGCGATTTAGAATTATGTTTTCGTCTTGATGGTACGAGCGATCTAGGCTTAGGCATTGGCTTTGCAAAACGCCACCCGACAGCCCAATTCTACGACTACACGAAAAGCCGGAAACGTCTTGAGATGTACGCCGCCGGTCATCTTCCGAACAATTATCATCTTACGTTTTCGTGGTCCGGCGAGAACCGCGACCTATGTCGATGGGCACTTGAGAACCATGTCAACGTTGCCGTGCCATTTGTTGGGGATTGGAAAGGGCAGCCATATCCCAAGACATTCCTTGATTTCCCGACCATCCCCGGCGATACCCACGACCTACGATTTAAAGACCCCACGCCGCGCGTTGTCGCATTAAAAGCAAAGGGCTATTTATCTGACGATCACTCGGGCTTTGCAGTTAGGCCGGACGCATGATCGAGGCTTTTTTTGCTGTGACTAATTTTGTCCTAGTTTTATGCGTGTTTGCTTTTTTGTTGATGATACTGTAAAACATGCTTCCCCGATAACCCTACATAGGAAAAAACGATGCAGATGCATTCCGACACCAACAACACAATCGACGCTTTTATTCCGCTGGACCACAACCAAAGTCAGGCGGCGCTGTTTGCTGAAAAGAACGGGCTTGCAACCGCCGAAGATGTCCGGCCCGAGTTTCACTGGTATCACACGGCGGACGGCACCGAGAGTGACGCTGCTGGCTACATTTCCGACAGCGTGGCCGGTAAGGTTCTAAACCCGCTAGTGTCTAACAAGTATGCCTTCACTGCACCGCAGGACCGTTGGGACTATGCCGACCAATTGCTTGAAGATAGCGTATTGGACACCACCGGCAAGCTTGTGTCCTACGACTGGAAGGACAACGGCGCGTCAAGCTTCCGGCAAGTAGTCTTGCCAGCCCACAGCAAAGTAATCCGCGAGGGTGGTGATGAGATCGCCTTCCGCATTGCTGAATGGGATAGTTGCGTGGGTGGTGCGTATCAATTGAAGGCCGGTTTCTACGAGTGGTTGTGTGCCAACACCTGCACCCGTGGCGAGGACGTTCTAGCAATCCGCGCAATCCACCGTGGCCGTCCCCGTAAATCCATCACGGCAGAAGACCGCGAAGATATGGCTTACCAAGAAAAGAAGCGATATGGCAAACTCTTGGAAGCAACCAAGAACGCTCTTGGCATCTACGAAACCACAATCACGACCTTGCAAGAATTGGCAACCTTGCCCGTTGCGTCTGGGGCGGACACGCTCAATTTCTTCCGGGCGTTGCTTGGCAAGAGCAAACAGAACCGCGCCCTTGCCGATCACCTGCATGCCAAAACCGAGGAACACTTTGCGATCAAAGATAGTTCGTGGTTTGACGTTCACGAGGTCTTGACCGACTACGCCGCTCGGGGCACCGGCACCGAAACGCTGGACAATATCTGCGACCGTGACCGCAGAGAACGCGAGACCCTAGCAGCAAGAGCGACCGATTTCATGCTGGCATTCCATCAATCCCCAACCGACACAGCCCAATTGATGGCCGCTTAACATCAACCACCCTCCCAGAGAACTACAGCCCTCAGAAATGGGGGCTTTTTTTTATCTGCGACCTATGTCAGAATTGGGCTGTTCTTAACACTAACAGGAGTTAACCCCATGATTATTCAATTCCCGACATACACCATTCTAAAGCAAGAACCGACCCGTGGCGGGGCTTGTGGTCGATCCGGGCGCATTGTCCTTCTTGTTCGACACCACGAGGAACACCACCCATTTGTCACGGCATGGCTCGGTGACGGTGACCACCAGTGGACCGCTGGCTACTACTACGAGACCTTGGACGTTGCGACAATCGACTACTTCCTCCGTTGTAAGCAGAATGCAGAGGCCGAATTTAATCGGGCGTTGCATAAGATCGAGCGAGCGTCTAGCTAACAGCCACCCTCCCAAAGAGAACTAGACCCCGGCATAGTCCGGGGCTTTTTTTGGGCTGTGTTTGGGCTGTTCTCAATAACTACCGATAAGCACCTAACCGACTGACCGGGCTGGCTTAATTGGAATTAGGGCGGCGGAATAATTTTGTAAGGTATGCAATAACGCGCGCGCGTGTACGTAAAAATACAAATCGATAGTTATAAAAGGGCCACCACCCATAACAGCACAAAAACAGCCCAAAATCGGGGGCCATTTAGCCCGCAGAAATCCGCCATTTATTCACTTTCCATTGTATATATTATGCGACAATATGATGCCTATTTGTCACATTATAAGTTATTGAAAAATAAGAATAATTTAGGCGGGGGTACGCTAGGGCCACGGGGCCTCCCCCTACTCTTATACACCCAGCTTCTCTAAATTTTGTTTTTTTAACTGTTTTAAGTTTTTGAGCTGTTTTTTAGTACACCGGACAATAAAAAACCCCAGTTAAGGGGCTTTGGGCTGTTCCTAATAAGGATTGTGCTGTAATTAAGGGTTACTGGGGGGTAGTATATGTTTACCTCGCGGCAAACATAATACCATTATACAGGCTGAGAGCGGTTTTGTCAAGCAAAATCTTTGTTTTTAAAAATTTTTTTTATTTTTGTGACATTTATGTTATTTTTTACTTGACAAAACTCCCCACAGCACTATACTAGTATAGTATATTTGCAACACAACAGTTCAAAGTGTTGTATTTAACGCACACTCAGTGCTTCCCCAAATAACAGATCAAAAATTGGAAGTTTAACAGTGAGTTCCGTAAATACAATTCTTGACTACAATCTAACAACAGCACAAATCTTCTACAGATTTCCAGATTATCCTGAGTTGTTGCAAGAGTTTATTATTCAGAAGTATGATATTGCCCCAAAGTACCCAGAGTTTTCCAAATTCTTTTATTTCTGGGAAAAAGAGGTTGAAGGAAAGATACACTCTATCTTTTTAACTTCAGCCAGCCTAGTAAATGACCTAGAGGTTACTTTTTACAAGGGACGTATCATACCATTACAATAATTGGTGTTTATGACCCAAGGCTTAATTAAAAAACGGCTAACAGACAAGCAAGAAAACTTCTTGACTGCTTTGTTTAGCAATCGAGGAAACATCTCTGCGGCTTTAGAAGAGGCTGGCTACAGCCCGAATAGCCGTAGGGATGTTCTTGCTTCTTTAAAGGATGAAATCCAAGAGCGCACCCGCCTAATGCTCAATGGTGCTGCTGTAGAAGCTGCTCAGAACATCGTAGATACTATGAACCTTGGCAACAACATTGATGTACCCGTTAATCGCCTAGAATTGCGGTATAAAGCTGCTGGAGATGTACTTGATAGGGTAGGTATCACAAAACGCCAACAAATGGAAATATCGGGCGATATAAGGCACGGAATTGTGCTGTTACCGGGGAAAAAGCCTATGGTAGACGTAACACCACAAAATACTGATGGCGCGGCCTAAACTAGCTCCCGGTGAAAAGGGATCATATAACGTCAGTCGTAAAGAGCAAGCTAAGAGACTAGCAAAGCGGAGACTGCGAGCAGCGGAAAAAAAGAAAGCCGCTGCACAGACCCTCAAAGATGACGCCGAAAGAAACAAGAAAAAGCACACTAAGACCATTGATCTGTTAGAGAATGGTGGTGTTACTGACACAGACTTCCTAGCCTCTGTACCACGAGACGTACAAGAAGCTATTGAACAGGGCGAACAAGAGTTAATCTTCTCGCCCAACCCCGGACCTCAGACGGAGTTCCTAGCCGCCCCCGAAAAAGAAGTTCTGTATGGGGGCGCTGCCGGTGGGGGTAAAAGTTACGCTCTGCTAGTTGACCCCTTACGCTACGCAGACAATGGTAACTTTCGGGGCCTATTACTACGTAGAACTTTGGGTGAGCTTGCAGAACTAATTGACCAGTCCAAAAAGCTGTACCCCAAAGCTTTCCCAAGTGCTTACTTCAGAGAAAGTAAGAACCTTTGGGTCTTTCCTAGTGGCTCAACGCTCCTTATGTCTTACGTCGATAAAGACCAAGACGTAACACGATACCAAGGACAAGCGTTCTCATGGATTGGCGTAGACGAACTGGGCCACTATCCAACCCCCTACGTTTGGGACTATCTTCGCTCTAGGCTCCGTACAACAGATCAATCCATTGAAACGTACATGAGAGCTTCAGCTAACCCCGGCGGTGTTGGTGGTTGGTGGATTAAGAAGATGTTCATTGATCGTAGTGAACCAAACAGACCATTTCCTGCCGCAGACATAGATTCAGGTGAACCGCTTCTTTACCCACCTAATCACGCCAAAGCTGGTGAACCACTGTTTTACCGGAAGTTTATTCCGGCTAGGCTGACTGACAACCCATACCTTATGGCTTCTGGTGAATATGAAGCGATGCTTCTTTCGCTCCCAGAGGTAGAACGACGCAGATTACTTGATGGAGATTGGGATGTTGCAGAAGGCGCGGCGTTTTCGGAATTTAATAGACACCATCATATATGCGACCCCTTTGAGATACCTAGTGGCTGGCCCCGTTTTCGTGCTGCTGACTATGGCTTTAGTAGCCCCTCTTGTGTTCTTTGGGGCGCTGTGGATCACGATGGAAACATATGGATTTATCGAGAGGTGTACGAAAAGCGTCTTACGGCTGATGATTTGGCTGATACGATATATGAGGCGGAAGCTTTTGACCCGCCAATGTACGCCTCAATCCTCGACAAATCTTGTTGGAACAGAGTAGCAGGAGCGCCGTCAGTAGCCCAGACAATGATTGAACGGGGTGTAAGGTGGCTACCTTCTAACTCAGACAGAATTGCAGGAAAGCTTCAGGTACATAAGCGGTTGCAATTAAACCGCGAAACAGAAGAAGCTAAATTACGCATCTTTTCAAACTGTACTAATTTAATCCGTACCCTTCCAGCTTTACCCCTATCTCGCACAAACAGCGAAGATGTGGACACTAAAGCAGAAGATCACGCATACGACGCATTAAGGTATATGTGCATGGCACAACAGATCAACAATGTTAATTATAATTCATGGGCGCACAGGGTTAAGGATACTGCCCCTGCACCCCGTGATATTGTGTTTGGGTACTAGGTATGGCTAAAGACATACAAAAAGGTCTTAATATTGATCTTAGCAATCCAGAAGACCCCTTCCGTATTATTCTTGAAAGCATTGTTAATGCTTATGCTACTGATTTTGAAAACGTAGATGATCCACAGCTAAAGCCAATTAGAAAAATTGCACCGGGGATCATTGATAAGTTTGGAAGACTAGAAAATGTTCCACTTCCTTACGGAGATGACAGCAACAAAAAATTAACACAAAATTCTGCTGTACGAGTGTTTGAACAACTTGGCCTTATAAAAAACAACCCAGTAAAAGCTGGTAAAAGAACTATTGATAGCTACGACTTTACTAAGTTGATGGATGACGTTATCAATCAAGTTAAGACCGGGCAACTTCCTAGTGAAGCGTTGCAGTCGGCTCTTCCTGATTTGCGACCTACTCCTGTAAAAGCTACCGCAGGAAAAAGAAAAGTAGGTCAAGCAAGTGCAGAGGTCATCGACAATCCTTTGGCTGAAGAAGCACAGAAGTTTCTTGAAAGCAAAGGAAAACTACCGCCGCCTCCTGAAGCACCAGAGCCAGAAAAACTAACCAACAAACAAGCTCTTGACAGAATACTTAATGATCCTAGAGAAGCAGAACTTGTCGAAAAAGGTAAGTTGCGTTCGGGTATTCGAGCAAAACAAACACTTGCTGATATGCCCCTTAAAAAAGCCGAGGATGTAGCAAGAGAAGTTGTTAAAGGTGATGCGAGTGCCTTAGAAAGAATGGGCCAGTTTTTAAGCAATAACAAAGGTAAAATTGTAAGAAGTGTTGCTCCTGCCGTAATTGGTGGGGGTATTGGGCTTGCAGCAAAGGGAGCAGAGGCTCTCGACTACGCTATGAGTTCTAAACCAACAGGTCGTGATCCAGAAGGTATGTCAACACAGCAAATGGAAGCTTTGTTAGCGTCAGTTAAAGGAGGTGGTTTAACGGATGAACAGCGTCTAGCTACAGCAGAAATGCCACCTGAAGCTAGACAGGCTGAATATTTAGAAAAACAATTGGCTGAAAGAGCAAGGCCAATGGAGCAAGGCGCTGCTATGCAAGAAGACATACAGCGCAGCACTAGGTTTCAAGACGAAATGAAACGCTTAATGGAACGACAACAACAAAAACAAGGAACAGCACAATGAAACAGCTACTGAAATCAACGGCAACCTTCACGGTCCCAATGGGTCCAGTGCAGGGCTACATGAATGAAACTCCTGATGGCCCAGCCAAGCGTGAAAAAGTTGATCCGTTTACAACTGCCGATTATGGTGACGGCATTACAGCAGCCCCTTCCGTATCAGCAAAAACGGTTGACCCTGCTATCTTTAAAATGGCGGATGAGCGGGACTACTAAGTCTCCTTAATTAGTATGGGATTTCTCGATATAGACGAAGACGGCGGTTCTGACACAGACCTAGCCATTGATGTACGTATGGCTGATGGCCCTGCTTCTAGTTCCTTTAGTGGACTTGTGGGGCACATCCGTGCCAAATTTCAAAGGGCAGAGGATGGTCGCTACTCCGATGAACAGAGATGGCTAAAGGCGTACAAGAACTATCGAGGGCTGTCTGACAGTCAAAGTACAGAACAACTCAGAGAATCAGAACGATCTCGTGTCTTTATTAAAATTACCAAGGTAAAGGTTCTTGCTGCTGCGGGTCAAATTGGTGACATCTTGTTTGCCAATAAAAAGTTTCCCATTGTAGTTGAGTCTACGCCTAATCCAGAAGGCATTCCTGAGTTTGCCCATTTAAAGTCTCCGCAAGAATCACAGCAAGAAAGTCCCTTTGGTTTTCCTGATGATGGCAAAGAACTTCTTCCCGGTGCTAAAGAAGCAACAGCACGTATGACGGAAAATCCCATAACTCGCAACTTGGGTTATGAATACGACAGTGAAAACCTTGTTGCTGGTCCCGGCAAGATGGGCCAACCACAAATTAAACCGGCTGCTCTTGCTGCTGCCAACATGGAAAAAACAATCCATGACCAACTTTTAGATACTTCAGCAGTTAAAAAGCTACGCAAGTCTATTTTTGAGTCTTGCTTGCTTGGTACAGGCATCATTAAAGGCCCGTTTACCTACGACAAGACTATTCCACGGTGGCGACGTAATGAAGAAGGAGAAAGAGAATACGCTCCTGTTCACAAATCTAAACCTAACATTGACCATATTTCATGCTGGAATTTTTACCCTGATCCCAACGCTTCTGGTGTTGAGGATGCAGAGTACGTTATTGAGCGACACAAGCTTAATCGTCAACAACTACGAAAGTTAAAAGATGAACCTTACTTTAATAACGAAGCCATTGAAGAGCTTTTGGAAAATGGCCCCAACTATGAAGAAAAGTATTTTGAGGCTCAGTTACAGTCTGACCAAAATGATCCTATCTATTCTGAGTCGCGTTATGAAGTACTTGAGTACTGGGGTGTTCTGGATGCTTCGATGGCTAATGAAGCGGGTCTTGAAATTTTCAGTGGGATGGATAGCCTCTCGTCTTATCAAGTAAACGCATGGGTTTCTGGTAATAAAGTACTACGCCTAGTTATCAACCCATTTACACCAGAGCGCATTCCTTATCAAGTATTTCCTTACGAGGTAAACCCGTATCAAATGTTTGGTGTGGGCATTGCCGAAAACATGGAAGACGCGCAACTTCTAATGAACGGCCACATCCGCATGGCAATCGACAACCTTGCCCTTGCCGGTAATGTAGTGTTTGACATTGACGAAGCTATGCTGGTCCCCGGCCAGAACTACGATATTTACCCCGGCAAAGTGTTCCGCCGCCAGTCAGGCGTTAGCGGCACGGCCATTAACGCTATTAATTTCCCCAACACTGCACCAGCCAACGCTCAAATGTATGACAAGGCACGGCAACTTGCGGACGAAGAGACAGGTATTCCTAGCATTGCACACGGTCAAACCGGCGTAAGCGGCACAGGACGCACTGCTTCTGGGCTGTCCATGCTTATGAGTTCGTCTACGTTGTCCATTAAGTCTGTTGTTAAGAACATTGACGATTATCTCTTAAAGCCAATGGGCGAAGCGTACTTCCAGTGGAACATGCAGTTTAACGAAGAACAGCCCGAAATTGAAGGTGATCTTGAAATTAAACCACGCGGTACTTCTGCTGTTATGCAGAAAGAGGTTCGTACACAGCGTCTTGTTACGTTGCTTCAAACAGTTGCCAACCCAATGCTGGCACCGTTTGTTAAGATTCCAAATCTTATTCGTGAACTTGCTATTTCGCAAGACATTGATCCGAATGAGCTAGTTAATGACGTTAACGAAGCAGCTATTTTTGCAGATGTATTGAGAGGTTTGAATGAGCAACAACAACCAGCAGAAAACAGCGTTCCACAAGCTGGGGCCGCTCCTCAACAACCCGGCGGCATGGGTGGCGTTGGAGGAGTACCTGTTGGAGCAAACCCAGCAGATGTCTCGGGCGTTGGTGGCGGAAACATCGGAGTTGGAAGTGCGCCGCTTGCAGGGGAAGCTGGCTTTACTGGAAACCTTGCTGAAGCTGCGGAATAACTACGAGAATATGAAAAGGAACAAGTAATGTCGTTTTTAGATGAGCAAGCAACAGGCCAAATTGGAATTGGCGAAAAGGCTAGTCTTGGTACGTTAACTCGTACTAGGCGCAAGCGTAGAAAGGGTCAAAGACCACAGGGTACAGAAACGTATTCTTTGCTGCCTCAAAACGAGTTTACCGACATTGTTAGCTCCCCAACAGACATTACTCAAGTTGGTATCGGGCAGTTGCTAACAGCCCAAGGTATCCCCGCTGCTCAAGTTAGAAATGTTTTTGAAAGATACCAAGATACTGGCGCTGCGCCAATTGGAGATGTGGGTGATGTTCTGTACCCTCAACCAGAGGACGATGGTGACGACGATAATGATGACGATGATATAGAAACTCAAACTGATCCGTACATTCCAGACCCCGGTGATCCTACTAATCCCGGTTTTACTACTGATGATGGGCAAGTAGGAACAGGAGATAAAAACTTTGAGTCTGCTGCTGCAATGCTAGGGAGTGTTGGCGGAGCTATTAGTCGTGGAGTAGGCAATACAGCACAAAGTCTTGCAACCTCCATTCAAAATGCTAAAGATGCTTTTAATGTGGCAACAGGTGGTTTTGCTAGGTCAATTGGTAGGGCTGAAGCTAGAGCCAATGATCCTAATGCAGTGGCTACTTCTGGAAGAGGAACAATTAATGTAACACCAGCCGCTCAAGGAAGTAGTCCGTTTGCTCTATTTTCTGATCCTTCTGTTGTTGATGCTCAAGCTGCGGCAACTGCTGAAGCTAATGCTACTGCTCAGGCTGAAGCTGCCGCCGCAGCGTTGTTCGGTGGTAATGTTAGCTTTAACGCACCCGGTGGTAATGAAGGTGGCGATGGCGGTGCTACTGGTAGTGGCGGTGGGGATGCTGCTGCGCCGGGGTCTACGCCCGATGACGGATACGGTATCTTTGCATCCGGCGGCACCGTAACTAAATCCAAATCAAAAAACAAAAATTCCTTCATGTCTATGAAAGGCAAGTAGATGCTACCAGATTATCTAAATAGCTTCGACCCTCTCAAACAACGCTTGACCGGGAAAAACGAGGAAGCTGACCAAGGAAAGGTGCAGCTTGCCCTGAGAAAAATTCTTGACGGTAAAGCTGGTGGCCCTGAGTTTGGCATGGTTAGTGGTAGTGCAGAGGAAAAAGCTCTTAGGATGTTGGGTGGCAACACAGGTCGATTTGCTGGCAATTATATTATTAAAAACTACGACAAGCTTGATCCGATGGTTAGGGAGCTTGTTGGTACTGACGGTCATCCTGAACAAGTAGCTACATATGGTCAAGATCGCAGTGAAAAACCTTTACGTATAGAACCTGAGTACAGCGAAAAAACAAAAGCTAGTTCTAAAAAAGTAGTTATGGAAGGAGCAGAAGCAAAAAGAAATCTTCCTCGCGTAGTTGAAAGTGCCATTATTAGAAAAGAAAAACAAAATCAAGCTAAAAGACTGCGTAAAAGCAAAAAACCTAGTTTTATGGAAAATATTGGTTTTCAAGAAGGTGGCATGGTGCCGGTTGATGGTGAGGGCAATGTACCACCCGAGGCAGTTGCTGGCGATGTTGTTAACGGCGCACCAATGGGCATGGTAGATGTACCCAATGGTGGCGGACCAGTTGATGACGGTGTTCCCACGGAGTTGCCCGAAGGTACTGTTGTCATTAACGCAGCAGCTATCCGCCTTCATGGCACAGAAACCATTGACAAGCTAATTAATGATGCTGTTAACGAGCTTCTCTCAGAGGGCGTCCAGATTAGCATGGAAGACCCCAACCCAGAGGATGATGTGCCGGTGGCTATCTCCAATGGCGAGTATGTTATCCCACCAGAGGTTGCGGAGAAGATTGGCTACAAAAAGCTTGAGGACATGAACGAGCGTGGCCGTGCCTACCTTCAGAAGCAACAGGCGCAAGAAAAGCAACAGGCAGAGGCGCAGCAGCAGCCCTCACAGCCCTCTCAGCAGCCTCCAGAGGGCTTCATGGGGGCACCCATGCCACAAGAGCAAGCAGGGCCACCACAGGCTCCTGTGCAGTCTGAGCAGCAAGCTATGGCTATGATGGGGATGATGGGCGGCGGTCGAGTGCCGTATGCAGAGGGTACTGCGGCAGTGCCAGCCCCAAAGGTTGGGCTTATTGAAACACTACAAAACTTCATGTTGGAGTTCGGCGGCAATGTTTCTGACAGTGTTTCTGACATGCTTGGTGGTTCTTTTAAATCAACGGCAGATGATTTTCCTGAGCAACTTAGTGGAGAAGCTGTTTTAAGGGATGCTCCACCGTCTCTTTCAAAACGTATGAAAGAAGGAAAAAAACCACCAAACAAATTTGCTGCTCCTTTTGTGCCGGGAAACATGGACCCTGCGTATTCTGATGAAACAATGCCAGACCCCGGAAATATTTTTAAAGCGCGTAAAACTCAAGCTAGGGCACAAGGTGGTTTCGTAGGAGAGTATAATTATGCACAGCCGCAGCAAGCGACTATGGGCACTCCCTTTCCTAACGCTGTTGATTCTAACCCACAGCAATCCCAGTCTTTCTTGCGACCAAACGACGCAAAAAAAAAGTCTAGGGTTGGGTTAGCGGATGGAAAAAAAGTAAATTCTCCCGAAGAACAGATAAATACAGAAGGCAAAATAGCTGCTGCATCACAAAGATTACAAGAAGACTTAGACGCAAGAGAAACATTAGCTAACGACAGAACATTTCAATTTGAAATGGGTGGCGGTGATGCACAAGCTACAGCAAACATTATTAAGGGTAATGAAAAGCATGAAGTTGCTGGGCAAGTAGTTTATGATGGCATGTATCTTGTATCTTACATGGATAATTCAGATCCCCCCCGTCGAACTATTGGGGGCATAAATCAAGACGCTTTACCAAACGATCACCCATTAAAAGATTTAGAACGTGTTTTACCAGTAGATTATATAGAGCATCATCAGAAACGCTTACAAGAAGCAAATGATTGGGTAACAGAAAAAGCTAAAAGTAATGTTAACTACGAACCGCTCAGAGAAGTTATTGTTGATATGAAATTTAATATGACACCCAGTGGTTTTGACGAATTTATAAAAGGTAGATTTGGAGAAGCACTCAGTGAACGAAATTTTGACAAAGCTAGTAAAGAACTTTTAATTGGTGCAAACAAAAATACTCCTTCTAGTTACGTTAAGCAAGTTCCAAACAGAGCAAAAGCAAACAGTAAATTACTTAAATTACTTGGTGAACAGTATGTTAGTAGCGTAGCTACTCAAAACATGTCTGAGGAACTAAGTGATAGCTTTGTCCCGCTTCCTGTTAAATCTTCCAAAAGCGTTGGTCAACGGGCTGCAAAACAAAACGCTGAAAACGCGAAAAAACAAAAGGCTATCTACGATACCAGAATAGATCAAATGCGTGTGCCAACCGTACCTAGCGAAGGTTTTACAGGCTTTAACATACCTAAATAACACAAAAATTCCGACAGCCACCTAGAACGTAATGTTCTGGCCCTGTCATTTTAAGACCAACCGTGGCTACCCATAGAGATATGGCCCCGCATGGAGG